ACAGGTGACGATATAATTAACCTAGCATATAGAATTTATTACGGAAGATTCAAATGATTAATATTACGCAACTTACAGCAGATCATATCGCAGATACTACAACTATCACTGCGGAAATTTATGAGAATGTTGGTTCGATACAAAAAGTTAAAGACAAAGTAAAAGTTGTTTTGCAAGGAATTCATACAACTATAAATGATGATTTAATGACATTAGTTGATAACGAAATAAAAAATAACGGGCTATAATGGCTACAACTAAAAATTTAAATGTAGATCAAGGGGCAACTTTTAATGACAGAGTCTACTATGTGGACATTAAAACGCCTACCTCTCTATTAGGATATAGTGTAAGATCGCAACTAAGACGTTCTTACTATAGCGCAAATTCTATAAGTTTTACTGCTCAAATTATAGATACTGCAAATGGTATTGTATCTTTAAATTTGGATTCAACTGTTACTACAAATTTAGTAGCTGGTAGATATGTTTATGATGTCGAGGCATATGATGCCAATAGTGTTATAAGAATATCCGAAGGGATAGTTACCGTAAATCCAGGAGTAACAAAATAATGGCAACAGTAACAACAAGAGAACAACTCAAAGACTACTGCCTACGCAGATTAGGCGCACCTGTTATTGAAATCAATATAGATGACGATCAAATTGAAGATCGTATAGATGATGCATTTCAATTTTACAGAGATTATCATTATGATGCTGTAGAAATGGTTTATCTAAAACATCAATTTACTGCACAAGATTTAACTAATCAATATATTTCGGTACCCGATACCGTTGTAGGTATCAACAGAATTTTACCATTTTCTGATAGATCAGATGGTACTAATATGTTTAGTATTAGATACCAAATTTTAATTAATGACCTTTATAGTTTAATGTCTACTAATTTGATTTATTACTATCAGGTTAAACAAGAATTAGAACTTATCAATCAAGTATTAGTTGGCACTAAACCAATTAGATTTAATAGACATATGAATCGCTTATACGTAGATATGGATTGGGGTGCAGATGCTAATGTCGGAGATTACATCATTGTTGAGTGTTACAGAATATTAGACCCAGACACATATAGAGATGTCTATAACGATAGATTTCTAAAGCAATATACTACTGCTCTATTTAAAAGACAATGGGGAGAGAATCTTAAAAAGTTTGCAGGTGTACAACTTCCTGGCGGGGTAACAATTAACGCCGATAAAATCTATGAAGATGCTTTAGATGAGATTAATAAAATTGAAGCTGAGATGCAATCTAGATTTGAATTACCAGTAGATATGTTTACTGGATAATTAGGATACTTTATTAAACCGGTACATAGATGATGATAACATCATGTCAATAGGAAGTCAATAGTAAAATGGCAACAGTTAATCATTATTTTCAGTCAGGCAGAACAATAGGTCGTTCGTCTGAACAGAATTTATACGAAGATTTGATTATCGAATCCATGAAGATTTACGGCGTAGAAGTCTACTACCTGCCTAGAAAACCTTTTAACCCTGACAAGATTTTAACTGAAGATCCCTATAATAGTTATGAACACGCATATCCTATTGAGATGTATATGGAAAATGTTTCAGGTTACGAAGGTGACGATGAAATAATTACAAAATTCGGTTTGGAAATCAGAGACCAGGCAAATTTTGTTGTTGCTAGAAAAAGGTGGGTCGAGACAATTGGTTCAACCGGCAATTCAGTATTAAGTATTCGACCTGCGGAGGGCGATATAATTTATATGCCTTTGACACAATCTTTATTTGAAATACGAAAAGTCGATAGTCAGAGTCCGTTTTTCCAGGTTGGTAAATTATTTGTCTTTAGAATGAGTTGCGAATTAATGCAATATTCTAATGAGGTATTTAATACAGGTGTTAGCGAAATTGATAATTTATTTAATCAATTTGCGGATCCATTAGATAATTTTGAAATGCTACAAGAAAATGGAGAAGCTTTGGTTACAGAAGCAAATGAGCTATCACCTATAGTTAATGAATCTCAGACAACAAATAACGATCCTGGTGCTGCAGATAATGATTATTTTACTGCAGAAGCAGATAATGTTATAGACTTTTCTGAATCAAATCCTTTTGGAGAGGTTAACAGATAATGTTAGATCAAAGATTTTATTGGGGAGCAATTCGTAAAGCAATTGTTGCGTTTGGTAATATGTTTAATAATATTACTATTCAAAGAACAGATGCAAATGGTAATGTAGTACAGCTACAAAAAGTGCCGTTATCATATTCACCTAAGCAAAAATTCTTAACTAAGATAAGACAACAACCCAATGTAGACATTCAGAATGTACAAGTTCTTTTGCCTAGAATGGGGTTTGAAATGATTTCGTTAGATTACGACCCTAACAGAAAAATAAGTCCAATCCAGCAATCGAGAACAATTAATAGTTCAACTGCGGCAAATGCTCAATATGCCCCAACGCCATACAATATAAATATGATTTTATATGTATATGCGAAGAATCAAGATGATGGATTGCAAGTAATAGAACAAATTCTACCGTATTTTAATCCTGATTATAATTTAACTATCAAGGCGGTTCCTGATCTTAATATCCAAAATGATATGCCTATAATATTATCTTCAATTGGTTTTGAAGATGACTATGAGGGCGATCTTACAACTAGAAGATCTATTATTTGGACACTAAGTTTTGTTTTAAAAATTAATTTCTACGGTCCTGTAAGCAAACAAGGTATAATTAGAAAAGCAATATCTAATATATTTAATGATAAAGAACTTATTACACAACAACAAATAATAACAGTGGAGACTGACCCAGTTACAGCAAATGTAAACGATTCTTTCGGATACCTTGAAAACTTTGAAGACTTTTAACTATGAAAAATATAGAAAATTTGAATGATATTTTTAATATAGATCCCATGGTTGAAACTGAAAATACAAATTTGCCCTCAATTCCTGAAAATTTGAATGCAACAAAGGCAATGGATCAGGAAGATGATTACCAATTGGCTAGACAAACAATGAGGAAATTGTTGCTAAAGGGTGAAGACACTTTAGAAGAATTAATTAATTTATCTAAAAATTCCGAACATCCCAGAAGCTATGAGGTAGCAGGTCAATTTATTAAAACTTTATCTGATGTTTCAAAAGATTTATTGGGTTTGCAGAAACAGGTTAAAGAGTTACAAGCAGACGATCCAGTTCAAATTGGCACTCAAAATAATGTAGTATTTGCTGGTTCTACTAGCGAACTAATGAAATTGTTAGGTAAAAAAGATGACAACATCATCGACCAGTAAAAAATTATCCTATAATGGTAACCCTAATCTAAAACAGATTGGCACGGTTATATCGTACTCTGCAGAGCAGGTTAAAGAAATTATAAAATGTGGACAAGACCCAATCTATTTTATTGAGAACTATTGCAAAATTGTTTCTTTAGATAAAGGTCTAATTCCATTTAAGTTATACGATTGCCAAAAAGAAAAAGTAGACGTTATACTTAATAATCGTAAAGTTATTTTGATGGAAGGTAGACAGCAAGGTAAGACAATTACTTCTGCTGCCTGTATTCTGTGGTACACCCTATTTCAAGAAAACAAAACAGTTGCTATTTTAGCAAATAAATCTTCAGCTGCTAGAGAAGTACTTTCTAGATATGAGCTTATGTACGAAATGCTTCCAATATGGATGCAACAGGGTGTAAAGACATTTAATAAAGGTGACATTGAACTTGAGAATGGTTCTAAAGTATTTACTGCAGCAACAAGCTCATCTGGTATTCGAGGTAAATCTGTAAACTGGCTGTATATTGACGAAGCGGCAATTATTCCAAATAATGTTGCAGAGGATTTCTTTACGTCTGTTTATCCAACAATTTCTGCAGGTAACACCACAAAGATTTTATTAACATCTACCCCACTTGGTTACAATCATTTCTGGAAATTCTGGAATGAGGCTGAACAAGGATTAAATGGGTTTGTTCCATTGTTTATTCCATATAGCAGAATCCCCGGTAGAGACGACAAATGGGCAGCTGAACAAAAATCTATGTTGGGAGAACTCAAGTTCAACCAAGAGGTTTTGTGTAGGTTCCTTGGATCTTCTAATACTTTAGTTAATCCTGATACAATTGGTAGGATGTCAGTTAAACCCTACATCTACACTAAAGATGGATTGGATGTATTTGAGGAACCGGAAGAGGATAGGGTGTATATGCTTGTTGCTGATACATCCAGGGGAGTAGGGGGAGATTACTCAGCATTTACGGTCATAGATATCACAAGTTATCCTCATAGACTTGTTGCTAAATATAGAAACAATAAAATAAGTCCTTTGCTTTTTCCAAATATAATATATAAAGTAGCAAAAGATTACAACAAAGCATATTGCTTAGTTGAGATTAATGATAACGGTCAACAAGTGGCTGATACATTATACATGGACTTAGAATACGAAAATGTATTCTTTGTCGGAAATAACAGTAAATCGGGACAGTATCTGTCTGGCGGATTTTCAAATGGGGCAACCCTTGGCGTAAGAACAACTAAACAAGTTAAACGATTGGGTTGTACATCGTTCAAGAGTTTAGTTGAGGGCACAAAACTACTAATTCATGATCCAGATATTATAAACGAAATTTCTACGTTTATTGAAGTTCGAGGAACACACAAAGCAGATGAGGGGTATCATGACGATTTGGTTATGACTCTAGTACTGTTTGCATGGGCAACTAACGAGTCATTCTTTAAAGACCTGACTGATAGCAATTTAAGAAAAGCCCTGTACGAAGAACAATTTAAACAGATTGAAGAAAATCTGACTCCGTTTGGTATTGTTGATAGGGGAGTTCCAGAACATGAAGCCCCCGTAATAACAACTGACGAAATATGGTTTACAGCATCATCCAAATCTCCGGATGAGATTCACGAAATGCAAAGAAAATTCCTTGAAAATGTCTAAATGAACATACTTATAAATAAATAGAAAATCATATTATAGAGCTATCTATAAAATTATCAAGGAGAAGAAGATGGCATTTCAGCTTTCACCTGGCGTTTTAGTTACCGAAGAAGATAAAAGTACGGTTGTTCCCGCGGTAGCAACTTCTGCTGGAGCATTTTCGGGAGCCTTTCAATGGGGACCAGTGGAAAAAGTTACAACCGTAGACACAGAGAGAAATCTTGTAGAACAATTTGGTAATCCAAATGATGATACTGCGGGTTATTTTTTCACAGCGGCAAACTTTTTATCATATGGAAATAATTTAAAATTAGTTAGAGTAGCAGATAAATCTGTTGCAAGAAACGCAGTTTCCACCCCGTCGGGTAGAGTTTCTGGCGTAACAATTACTAATACACCAAATACATTTACATCAGCTGCAGACATAGTAGTTACATTTGCAGCACCTGCTAGTGGTACTAGAGCATTGGGTAATGCAGTATTATCAACCACAGGTATAATTAATTCAATTAATTTAACTACTGGCGGATTTGGATATTCAGCTGTACCTACAGTCACAATTAGTGGTGGCGGTGGTTCTAACGCAACAGCAACTGCTGTTTTAAGTTCTGGAGGAATTGGTGCAATTAACGTACAAGACGTAGGAAATAACTATAATTTTCTATCTAATGTAGTTATTCAAAATCAACAGTCAACGAGTGCAAGCGCAAATTTAGTAATACACTTTAAGTTAAAAGATATTCAAATATCAAATCCAGGCTCAAATTTTGGACCTGCAGGCACAGCGTGCAATATTACAATTTCAGGCGGAACATTGGTTACCGGCGGTACACAGGCAACAGCAACTCCTATTATTACTGGTAATATTATTACTGGTTATACCATTACAAATAATGGTAACGGTTACTTAGCTGCACCTAATATTGTTTTAAATCGTTTAGATGGTAACACTGGCACTAGTGCTGTTTTAACTGCTAATTTAGGTTACGGTATTATTAATAGTATCAATATTATTAATGCTGGTTCTGGTGGTTATACGTTTACTCCTAATGTTACTATTAATAAAAATAATCTTTTAGGTGGTGCAACTGCTAATGCAACTGTTAGAATAGAGGCATTAATTGGTAGCATAGCAGTTACAAATCCGGGCACGGGATTTACATCTACTCCTAATGTAATTGTTACTCCAGTATTAGGCGATTCTGCATTTATTTCTAGTAATGCAATTCCTGTTGCGGTAGTTGGTTTTACTGTTAATAGCATTAATATTACAAACGCAGGTGCAGGATATACCTCTGTTCCTGCAGTTACAATCGTAGATTCTCAAAATCGTACCGCAACAGGAAACGCAACCGTTTCTTTTGATGCATTATTAATTGAAAATTCAGATGTGTATGATAGTGAATATAGCACAGGTGGTTTTGGATATGGCGAATTCATTGCTAAATATCCAGGAACACTAGGTAATTCATTAAAAGTATCAGTTGCTGATTCTAATACATTCACAGGTTGGCAATATGCCAACCAATTCAATTCTGCTCCTGGCACATCTGCTTGGGTATCGTCAAGAAACGGTTCTGCAGATGAATTACACGTAATTGTTGTAGATGCAAATGGCAATTGGACAGGAACTGCTGGTACAGTTCTTGAAAAATTCTCATATGTTTCTAAAGCATCAGATGCCAAGAATTCTGACAATTCTACTAATTATTACAAAGATGTAATTAACAATCAATCTAGATATATTAGTTGGTTAGATCATCCGACTGCTGGAACAAATTGGGGCACAACAGGTTCGGCTAAAACATTTGCAACATTATCTGCAAATATTACAACTACATTGTCAGGCGGCGTAACAGGTTCATCTGTTTCTGCAGGAAATGTACAAGCTGGTTATGAATTGTTTAGTAATGACGAATTGTTTGATGTAAGCTTGATTCCAATGGGACCAACAACAAATGTTGGTGTAGTTAATACTGTTATCGGAATTGCTGAATCAAGAAGAGATTGTGTAGTATTTGTATCTCCTCCATATGTAGATGTTGTTAACACTACAAATCAGGCAAGTAAGATTGCAGCATACAGAGATACTTTAACAAGTTCTTCGTTCGCAGTATTAGATTCAGGTTGGAAATATCAGTACGATCGTTACAATGATAAATATCGTTATATTCCATTAAATGGTGACGTCGCAGGCTTAGCTGCAAGAACAGATTACATTGCTGATCCTTGGTTCTCTCCTGCAGGTTATAACAGAGGCGTTATTAAGAATGTTGTTAAATTGGCTTTCTCACCTACTAAGACAGACAGAGATGATCTGTACAAGAAAGGTATCAATCCAGTAGTAACATTCCCAGGACAAGGAACATTGTTATTTGGAGATAAAACTCTGTTGGCAAGACCAAGCGCATTTGATCGTATCAATGTTCGTAGATTGTTTATCGTATTAGAAAAAGCAATTTCTACAGCATCTAAATTCCAATTATTCGAATTTAATGATCCGTTCACAAGAGCTCAATTTAGAAATCTTGTTGAGCCATTCTTGAGAGATGTACAAGGTCGTCGTGGTATTACAGACTTTAGAGTAATATGTGATGACACAAATAACCCAGGATCGGTTGTAGACCGTAATGAATTTGTTGCAGACATTTTCATCAAGCCTGCAAGAGCAATCAACTTTATCCAGTTGAATTTTGTAGCTACAAGAAGTGGCGTATCGTTTGAAGAAGTCGGCGCCTAATTAGGAGTATAAGAAATGGCAATACCATTTAATGTAGAGAGATTTAAATCGGAACTAACGAACGGTGGGGCACGTCCCAATCAGTTTGCGGTTCAGTTGACATTTCCAAACTATGTCACAGGTCGAGCGTCGGCCGTGACAAAGTCCCCATTTTTAGTTAGTGTAGCTGAATTACCAGGGCAAACAATTGGTGTTGCTCCAGTATATTACAGAGGACGTCTAATTAAGATGGCAGGCGACAGAGAATTTGCTCCGTTCCAATGCACAGTTCTAAATGATTCCGGATTTACTATTAGATCCGCCATAGAACAATGGATGAACGGGATGGAAAATCTCGGAAACAAAACAGGTGCATTACAACCTGCTCAGTATCAAACAGATATGTTTATTTCTCAATTGGATCGTAATGGTGCAGTTCTGAAACAATATAAATTAATAGGCGCCTTCCCAGTTGAGTTGGGAGCAGTTGGTTTAGACTTTGGTAGTAACGATCAGTTATCGACATTCTCGGTATCTTTCCAGTATCAAACTTTTGAATTCTCTAATAATCCTGCACAACAATTAGTAGACGCAATTACAACTTTGGCTTAATAATATAAAGTGAATTAAATTATGGCGATTAAATTATTTGGTTTTAATATTAGTCGTGAGGAAGATGAGATAGATCGTAAACTGCAAGGTTTTGCTACTCCTGTTTCTGACGACGGTGCATCAACAGTACAAGCGGGTGGGCATTTTGGCACATACGTTGATCTAGATGCGACTGCGAAATCTGAGTATGAACTTATTACACGATATCGTGAAGCGGCAATGTATTCCGATACATCAGCAGCTATTGATGAAATTTTGACTGAAGCTATTGCTGCGGTTGATGATGAAGCATTAGTACAAATTAATTTGGATCAGTCAAAGATTCCTCAAGATATTAAAGATAGTATCATTAAAGAATTTGAAGTAATTTACAAATTGATTGAATTTGATACTAAAGGATTTGATTATTTTCGTAGATGGTATATCGATGGAAGAATTTATTTTCAAAAGATTGTAGATACTAGTAATCCAAAGCGTGGTATTTTGGAAACACTAATATTAGATCCTAGAAAAATTAAAAAGATTAGAGAAGTTAAAAAAGAAAAAGATCAAAAGACCGGTGTTGATATTATCAAATCGGTAGAAGAATTTTTCTTATATAATGAAAAAGGTATTACGTATAATCCGGGTTATACTGCAAATAATCCAACTCAAGGTATTAAGATATCAACAGATGCAATAACATTTGTACCTTCTGGGATTATGGATTTGGATAAGAATGTAGTGTTAAGTCACTTACATAAAGCCATTAAGCCTGTGAATCAGTTAAAGATGATGGAAGATGCTTTAGTAATTTATAGATTGGCTAGAGCACCTGAAAGAAGAATATTTTATATTGATGTGGGCAATTTGCCTAAATTGAAAGCTGAGCAATATCTAAAAGATATTATGGCTCGCTATCGTAATAAGATTGTTTATGATTCTGGTACGGGCGAGATACGAGATGACCGTAAAATGATGTCTATGCTAGAAGATTTTTGGTTGCCAAGAAGAGAAGGTGGCAGGGGTACTGAGATTACTACACTACCTGGCGGCGAAAATTTAGGACAGATTGAAGATATTAATTACTTCCAGGGTAAATTATATCAAGCATTAAATGTTCCTATCTCTAGAATGCAACCGCAAACTGGTATTTCTTTTGGTAGAGCAACAGAGATAACAAGAGACGAATTAAAATTTGCCAAGTTTGTTGGTAGATTACGCAAAAAGTTTAATGAAATATTTGGCGATTTGTTAAGAACACAATTAATTTTAAAAGGTGTTCTGACAGATAAAGACTGGAATGTTATTAAAGATGACATTCAATATAGATATGCACAAGATCAGTATTTTGAAGAAATGAAAAATGCTGAGAATTTGAGAAATCGTATAGATTTATTAACTCAAGTTCAACCTTTTGTAGGTGCGTATTACAGTCAAGATTATGTAATGAAAAATATTTTAAGAATGTCTGATAAAGAGATTCAAGAAATGAAAACACAAATTGAAGATGAAGGTCCTCCACCGCAAATTGGAATGCCGGGCATGCCCCCAGGCCAGTTGCCGCCAGGACAAGAACCTATAAATAATTCACAGTAAGGAAAAATTATGGAATCCGCAGTTATTCAAAATATGATTGATAATATTATCAACAATAAGCAGGCTGATGCTTTACAAGATTTTAATACAGCAATGGCAAATAAAATTTCTGATGCCCTTGATGTTAGAAAAGTAGAGATTGCATCATCTATAGGTAAAACTACAATAGACGTAGAAGAACAAGAAAATGAAAACGTTTAATAGTATCAGAGAAGAAACTTTAGAAGAAAAACTAAAGGCTTCTGATCCTGCGGGCAAATATATTAGCGATTTTGTCCATTCGGATAATCCTAAATTTGCCGGTAAGTCTAAAAAAGAACGTATTCGTATGGCGTTGGGTGCATCCTATGGTGCAAAGAAAACCAATGAGGCAAAAGATTCTCGTGAGTATGACTATGAAGGCGATATGGCCAAGTCTCAACTGAGATCTATTATTGCCAATGCTCAGACAGTGCATGATATGTTAGAAGATAATACTAACCTTGCAGAATGGGTACAGAGTAAAATTACTTTAAGTGCTGATTATATATCAACAGTTAGAGATTATATGCAATCGAATAAAGATGTAAATGAAGAAGTTGAAACAACACATGAAGACCCGCTTGTTGTTACAAAAGACTCAGATGGCAATATTCACACACACGCCAATCTTTCTGTTGCTAATGCTATTCACGGCACAGATGTTAAGCACCAGGCTATTCATACTGGTAAGCCAGTTCAAGGCGGAAAATTTACATTCCAACTTTCTAAGCATCATGCTAAAGAAGTTAAAGATTAATAGGATATTAAGATGCCAGTAACACGTACAGTACTTAAAAAAGTTAGACAGCAGGCAGTTGTAAAATTTGTTGGCGACGGTCAAGCAAACATTACTAGCTTCGATTTAAGACTATCAGATGAAACTATAGATCAGCCAAATGTTCAAATGAATATTACAGGTATGATGTGGTCTACGTCAGGCGCACTACCAGTTGTTGTTTCTCGCAATGGTATACCAATATTATACCTTAATGGAAATGATAATTGGTCTTTGACACAAATGTTTGGATTTTCTGATTCATCAAATACAAATTCTAATATTTCTCTTGCTATGCCAGCAAATTCATTAGTTTATTTGCATTTATCTAAATCCGCTGGGTTTATTGAACCAGATCAACAGACTAAGAAGTAATTAGGAACTACCATGAGATTAATTAAAGAAGTTGCACAAGATTTACACTACCTTGTAGAAGACAAACAAGGTGGCGGAAAAAATATCTTTATTGAAGGTATCTTTGCTCAAGCTGAAAAACCAAATAGAAACAATCGTTCCTATGGTAGAGGTATAATGGAACGAGAAGTCCAGAAGTATCAAGAACTTATTGGGCAAAAACGTTCATTAGGAGAGCTAGGCCATCCTGAGAATCCTTCAATTAACTTACACCAAGTTTCCCACCTTATTACTAGCCTAAAGATGGAAGGTAACGATGTTATAGGTAGAGCCAAAATATTGGATACGCCTATGGGAATTATAGCAAAGAATTTAATAGAAAATGAAGTTCAACTAGGCGTATCCACAAGAGGTTTGGGATCGTTAAAAATGAACTCCGAAGGAATCAACGAAGTACAAGGTGATTTTCACCTTGCAACTGTTGACATTGTTGCTGACCCATCTGCCCCAGACGCCTTTGTTCAAGGAATCATGGAATCTGCGGAGTGGATTCTTGAAAATGGCGTGTGGAAAGCAATACAAATTGAAAATGCACAAAAGCAAATAAGGAAGACTTCAGCTAAGAATTTAGACGAAGTTAAATTACAAATTTTTGAACAATTCGTCAATCAATTGTCTAGGTAATAAAACTTATAAATATAGATTGAGAACATTCATACATTTAGGAGACTCTAATGTCAGTAGAAAGTAAAGTTAAGGAATTGCTAGAACGCGTTTCTGTTAAGACTTCGCAGGAAGTTAATGAGGGCGCAGGACCAATGGTTCCAACTAGCGGAAAAGATTCCACAATCAAGCCTGCTAATGCTGGCGATACAGGAAACCCTAAACAGGGTGATTCAGAATCTGCAAGTCACGAAGATCGTGATGAGAAGGATGTGAACCAAGGAGCTATTACTGCAAAAGGTATTTCTAAGAATACTATTGCAATGAAGGGCCCCGTTGGTGCAGCACCAAACTTCACAACAGTAAAAGATCTTTCATCTATTCCGCAGAACACAGGTATTCATGAAGATGAAGAAACTGATGCATCTGCAGAAATTGTATCTGAAGAAGAAACAACAGAAGAAGAACAAGAATCAATAGTTGAACCTATTGATCTTTCTCCAATCTTCGGTGAAGAACTTTCAGAAGATTTTAGACAAAAAGCAACATCCATTTTTGAGGCAGCAGTTATTGCTCGCGTTAATAATGAAATGGAAAAAGTTGCAGCATCACTTGAAGAAAAATATGCGGAAGAATTCCTTGAATACAAGGAAAGCATTGTTGAAAAAGTAGATGCATATCTTAACTATGTAGTTGAAAATTACATAGAAGAAAATAAATTGGCAGTAGAAAATGGTCTTCGCGGCGAAATTGCTGAAGACTTTATGACAGGTCTTAAGGCGCTCTTCAAAGAACACTATATTGAAGTGCCTGAGGAAAAATATGATGTAATCGGTGAATTGCAAGCTAAGGTAACAGAGTTGGAAGAAAGCCTAAATGGCCAAGTAGAAAACAATGTTGGCTTAAATACATCAGTAACAGAACTAAAGCGCAAACTTATTATTAAGGAAATGGCTAAGGATCTGGCAGATACTGAAGTAAATAAATTGACAAAACTTTTAGAAGGTGTTGATTTCGAGAATGAAGAAATCTACAAAGAAAAAGTTTCTGTTATTAAGGAAAATTATTTTCCACGCGACGCTGTAATTAAAGAGACAGCCAAGCAAGCGCTAACAGAGGAGACTGACACGCCAGCTAGCTTCACGCAAAGTAACGATGTTGTTTCAGCTTATGCAAATGCCTTATCAAGAACAATCAAAAGACAATAACTTATAAATAAGTAAAAGTTATTTAAAACAGTCACAACAAGGAGACATAAATGTTTTTATCCGAAAACTACCAAAAGAAATGGGAAGCAATTCTGGATCACCCAGACCTTCCTCCAATCAAAGACAACTACAAACGTCAAGTTACATCTGTATTGTTAGAGAACCAAGAGCGTTCATTACGTGAAGAGCGTAATGCATTGTTTGAGACAGCTCCAACAAACAACATTTCTGCTACTAGCGGTATTGACAAGTATGACCCGATCATGATCGGTTTAGTACGTCGTGCAATGCCTAACCTAATGGCATATGACATTTGCGGTGTACAGCCAATGACAGGCCCAACAGGCTTGATCTTTGCAATGCGTTCTATCTATGGTGCAGAGCGTAACAACACAACAACAAGAAAAGAAGCATTGTTCAACGAAGCAAATACTTCTTTCTCTAGCTCTATGCAAAATGCAGAAGGCAACAACCCAGTATTTGGAACATATAATACTGGTAACGCTACAACAACAGGTTCAATGGAAGGTCAAGATACTTTCGGCGAAATGTCTTTCTCTATTGACAAGACAACTGTTACTGCTAAATCTCGTGCATTGAAAGCTGAATATACAGTTGAATTGGCACAAGACTTGAAAGCAATTCACGGTCTTGACGCAGAAGCAGAATTATCAAACATCTTGTCACAAGAGTTC